GGAACGTCGAGCACAAAACTCACGTTGGGATCTGGCTTTGACTGCGACAGGACGTATGCCTCTAGGCGTTCGCGGTCGGCGACCAAAGTTTCTGGGTCTATTGCCTTGGCGCGCAGCGAGTCTAGGCATGGGGGTGCGGAGAGTCTTGTGATGCGGACCTTGTCGGGGCCGTCACCCTCAAGGGAAATCAGGAAATACTTGCCATCGCTGGAGGTGTAAAGCCCGACGTTGGTTGTCAACACTATCGAGAAATCGCCCTTTTTGTATATAAGTGAAGGCGCAGCGGACACTGCGACGGGGTTGAACGAGAACCCGGAGAACTGAGACAGCCTGGAACCATAGATCGCCTGGATGTATAGGCGCATCTTGCCAGTGAATATCGAAGCGGGGACCATCACGGCGGCGACCTTCTTCGCGTACAAGGTAGCAACCCCCGACGCGGCGCGCACGCCGTCCGCACCCGGCAACACAAGGAACGACGCCGGGGGTGTACCCTCCAATGGGGGGTCGCTCTTAGTCTTGGGCGGTGCGATCCTGCCTAGTAACCGGCCCTCCGCGGCAAGCGCGGCAAGCGCGGTGCTGTAGTGGATGATACCATCGGCGTCACGGAGGGGGTTAGCCGGGGCAATCGAGCCAAGATCCACTGCGCCTGAGTCCATGTACGCAGAACACCCGCCGGCCTTGATATGCACGAACCGCTGATCGCCGACGACTTTGCATCGGATCTCAACGTTGTCGTTGATGCGGTGATTCTGCTGGGCGGACCCCCCCGGACTTGTGACCCGCATCAGGTTGCCCAGCAGAGTCTTCCCCAAACCGACGTAACCCCCGGCTGCGGCGTGATCGCCCTCCGTGGTTACGCGCAGGTTGGGGATGAACCCAATCATTAGACCGTCGCTGTCATCGATAGGGAATAAGCAACGAGCAGCACATCTCCACTAGATACACCCTTTGACACGCTGCCCCGGTCCGCGGCGAGGAGAGTACCAGTGATAGCCCCCTTCGCGGCCGCGGACGTGAGGAACGCCCCGTAGATAGTCTTGGTCGCGTTGAACGTGAACTCAGCGCGATTAGCGGAGTTCGTAGTGACCCCCGCGACCGCTGCGGCCTCGTTATACGCAACACGTGTGGTCTCGTCATATGCAGTACATTCGGTCGCCGACGTTGGGAACGTCGCCGCGGTATCTCCATCTACCGGCGTGTAGTTACCCTCAAACAAACCTACATACCATGGAGAAATCGCTGTTACGCCGTGGAGCAACACGTCGAGTGTGTGGTTGCGCCCCTGTAGTACGACTAGATTGGGACTGCTCCATGCCTCTTCTCCACCGAGACGATGGCGGCGCAGTTCGTAATCAAATACTCCACCGATCATTACATTGGCGGATCGAATAATCAACCCCCCATCGGATAACTCATACCCATATCGCTTGATGTCACGCAACAAACTCGCGGGCAACTCTTTGTACTTCTGCATGCTATACCCCTTTCCGGCGAACTTCCATTTCGACGAAACTACTGGCCGCAGCGACTGCCGCTATACCCTGTGGTTTCGTCACCGAGATAATCTGCTTCACCCCCTGCTCCTCCATATAGAGGGACGCGCCAAAGGTGGCGGCGTCGAGAAACAACTCGTCCGCCTGGAGTTCTTTAACTTGCCCGCCGGTCGTCGCCTGTACGATACCACGGTCCGAGTACCATGTCCATGTGTCGGGCTTCGGGATAGCGGCGAGAGACCCGAAAGCGGCGCCGAACGGTAGGACGACACGAGGCGCCATGGCGGAGGGGTCCGTACCGTCGAGGAAATAAGTCTGATCGGCGGCGACGTAGAGACCGTCCTTGACGCCGGCCATCAACGTCACGTGCTTCGGGAAAAGAAGGAAATTCGAGGCGCGGCGGCAGCGGCCGTACTGGAGCGGTTCCGTGTACCACACGGTGTTACCGTTGGCGATGTATATCCGCCCGGCACAATAAGCGAGCACGTTACCGGGCGGTGGGGGCGTGATAAATTGCGTGCGAAGCGCACGCCCCGTCGCGCTAGGCGTGAGGTAGTCGAACTGTGTGGCGCTCGTCGATAGGTCGGCGGCGTGGTAGAACACCTCCCCGTTGGGGGGTGAAATGTACACCGCGAGAGTGGTCACGCCTGGGGTTGTGGGCGGTTCGATACCGGTAACACGTATGCCATAACCGGCGCTGATCTGCACGGATGAAGCGAGCCCGGCGCCCGACTCCTCGCCGGAGGCATCAATATAAGTGAAAGCGACCTGATACCGTCCCTCCGGCAGTGCGCCGGTGATTGGAGTGAGTGTGGGTACGCCCGATGGCGGGGCGATGCCCCAGGGGGTATTTTGGCCCTGTAGCACGCGGCCAGTGACGCGTCCGTCCGAGTAGTAAACGTCGCCGCCTGGGGGCGTCGTATATCCGACGGGAGCCGAGGGGCTCATGTCCCCGCGAAGGATGAGGGCCGAGCCGGTATCTGGATCGTATCGAACCAGTTCGGTGCCGTCTACGAACAGCAGACCATAGTCCGGGAGGGTGTACAACGAGTGGGTCTTCGATACGGCGGCACGCACCTGGGAGAACCCGCTGCGGCGCTCCAGCCGGCCGGTGTCGCGCAGGCGCAGATTGACGCCCTGCCGCAATCGGTCGCCGGTAAGCTCGTGGTCCTGTAGTCGGTTGTTGACCCCCTTCGTAAACGGGCCAAACTCGACTAGAGGCTGTTCGTCAGACTGGGTGAGGGGCACGGTCAGGGCTCCCCGCGAGCCCATCCACCAAACACGAAGTACGCACCACCGGAGTCCGCGCGGCGCTTATCCAGGCGGGCCTGGCGCACGTTGGAGAGGAACAAATCGCGGAACTGGAGGGCCTCTTTGCGTGCCTCGGTGTCAGCGTTGGGGAGTGACAAGGCGCGATATGCGACCCAGTCGCACAGATCCAGGTGGTACTGTGCGGGGATCTGCGGCTCGGCGTCGAGATCAGAGAGGGACAACTCCTCGGATGGTAGGCCGACGATGCGGGTGTGCAGTTTCAGTAGCGCGTGGGTAGCATCAGGCTTAGCCAGGACGGAAACCGTTTCCCCGTTCGTGATGTAGATCGACGGTCGACCAGTGGGGAGAGTGTACTCAAACGAGTTCGCTGACGGGTAGAAGATACCCACATCCTTCCGAGCAAGGCCGATGTCCGTATCGGACAGCCGAGCAAAAAGAAGACGAAGGGTGCCGGGGGGAAGCGGGTATGTACCGACCCCCTCCCGTAGCGCTATGGGTGCGGGCTCGTACTCCAACGCCCAAGAGCCAGTGGCCCATCGGCGTTGCCCCTCGTTGAACCACCGCACGAGGGGCTGGTCGGCCCACAACTCGTCTGGGTCCCCGTCGAGTTGATCGGCACGGTCGTCGAGCATCGTGCCAGCAACATGGTCGAGAAGTTCGGAGAGTTTCACAGTAGCTCGTAAGTCTGATTCGAGTGGGTGAGGGCCGGCAACACGAACCGGGGGACACTATGCTCCCCAGCAGCGAAGGTGTAACGGTCGCCGTTGATGGTTACACCTACGGGCGTAGCGAAAAAGGCGCGAACCTGGCCGGGGTTTCCCTCGTCAGGTGTAATAGGGCCGGAGGGCGTACGAGGGCTTTTCGCCACAATCAAGATTCCGAAGCCGAGACTGGACCGCGGTCCTGGAATGGGAAGCGGCGCACTGGACGAGTAATGATGCCCTGGTCCTCGGTCTGCACCGTCTTGTCAGCGATGGCGTTCTGGAGGACGTGCACGTAGTCCACCGGCATCTCGACTTCTACCCCCCGGCGATACCTGTTGATTATCCCGTTGACGCCAATATCCACATATTGTGGGTCGGAAGGGTCATACCCCTCCTCAATGAAGATCCGACGGCGGGCGGGTTTGGCGGGTGCCGTAGCAGCGACTAGCGCCGTAGGATCCACGTCGGATACTGAGAATGTTGCGTTCTTGGTTCCCATGTGTGATGTTCCTTTCAGTTATGTGTTATCGTCAGACGCTTCGGTGAACGCCTCGTCGAACTGCATCTTTGGGGTCTTATCCAAAGAGGAGAGTTTGTTGGCGATGAACTTCGCCGCTTCGGCTACGCCTGGGAATGCGTACGACTTCCACACTGAGTCGGTGTACGGCTCGTCATTACCTGCCGGTTTTTTAGCCTTGGGCGCCGGCTCGCGGCACTCAACCTCGTACCCGTTCTCCAGCACACAGACCCGCAAGACTTCAGAATCGTATGACATGTATCCTCCAGGTGAGACAGGACCCCCGAGGGGGGTCCCCCACGCGGTTTAGTCGTGCGCGATGTAGTAGAACTGTTTGTTGGTGACCGCGACCGCGGCCGGAATCGAGAAACCAACGACGGTCTCGTTCACAGTGTTGACGCGCGAGTTGTCAGTCTTCGCCACGGGATCCGTGCCCGGTACGCCTACGGTGGAAACCTCGTTCTCGTAGATCGTGACTGGAGCGGAGGCGAGGCACGCAATAGCACCGACGGTGATCCCGTTCGAGGTGTCGAGCGTGAGTGTGCCAGCCGCAACAGCTTTGATCGCGGAGTCCGCTGCCATGCCGTCGAACCATTCATAGATAGTGCGATCCGTGGCATTGACGAGCTTCACATACTTAGGGACGAACCCCAGGCGAAACACGGACTTCTTGACCGTGCCGGTATCGATAAACGCGCCGGAGGCGAAGTTTTGAATGTCACCACCGTTGATTTTCTGCTTCGAGGTAATTGCCATTTGCTGAGTCTCCTAGATCGGTTGGTCTGGGGGAGGGGGGTTACCCCCTCCGACCCATTAGGCAGTCGCGGCGCATTCGCCCCGGACGATCCACGCGTCGTTGAGGATCACGCAGGTCTGCATCGTCTTCCAGCCGGCAGTACCCTTCTGCCCCAGTGGGTCGCCAATGACAGGCTTCGGGTTGACAACGGCGATGCTCAGCGCGTCCTTACCCTTCAGAGGTACGATGGCGTAGGCATCACGGCTCAGATAAAGCACCGGGTATACGTCGGCGAGGGTGCCGGTCGTAGATAGCATCGCACCCTTAGCGCCACCAGCGTCGGGGAACGGGGTGAACACCGTACTGCGGATATAGCGCACGTCCTCAACGGAACCGATTTCGTTTTCCCACGGCGACGTAGTGCCGTAATTTTTCGGGTCGATGAAGCCAGCCATGGCGCGAATATCGTTCTCGCAGTCGACGTGCACAACGCCCACAAAACTGGCCGCGACGGACTGCGTGGCGTAGTTGGGGGTGGACTTCACAATGTTCGTGAAGTGGGAAGCATTCTGACGCTTCAAGGTGCGGGTTGCCTTGCGCTGCATCGCCAGAGTGATGGGAGTGTTCACATCGGTGCGTTGGGTGCCGTTGCTGTACTGCACGTTGGTGCCGGCCTTCAGCACGTTCCAGCGCAGCGTCTCGACGGTCTGTGCGGCCTGCTCGCCCAGGACCATTTGCAGTTGCTGGAGGAACGGATCCTCGATGGTGTCGAGCACCACGTCAGTGAACGGAACGAAGTCGCCATACTGATCGAGCGTGGCGGTCACGTCAGTGACGGTCACCTTGGAACCGGCGGGGGTCACGCCCTCGACCAACGGATTGGTCGCCAGTGGCAGGGCGTTGTAACGACGCCACTTGGCGGTTTTTGAACCACCAGTGGGGATGGTGTAGACTTGGCCGAACTTCTCCAAAACAAGTATCGGAAGACCACGCTTGAGCATATTGGCGACCGCATGCGCGGCCGTGCGCGGAGAGAGGTCACCGTAAGCAACGGGTGTAGTCATGTTTGAAAAATCTCCTAACGGTTACGATTTTGGACGCCTGTTAGGGCGGCCACCTATACCTCAGCGAGGGCCTCTTGCCATCCTGAGTCGAAGTCGTTTGCATCAACGCCCTTCGTCTCGACCGCCGTTCGCCTGGAACTCACTGGGGCCAACGCTGCTACCTTGGCCGCGTCTACCTTCGGCGCGGGCCGTACTACTGGCGGCGGGTTACCCTCCTGCGGCGTAACACGTCCTGTTGCCTGCTTAAACTGTGCCACCATGTCGATGACATCGCTGGTCGACCCGCTGTCGTACACGCTTTTCAGGGCCGGGCGAAGGTACTTCGGTTGGGACTCGATCCACTTCGGCAGGAGATGTACGACTTCGTCGTAGTCCTGGTGAGCGGCTCGGATCGTCTCGAAGTGCCCCTTTGCTTCTGATTTTACATGAGACTGTATTACGGGTGCAAGGTCCTGGTAAAATTTTTGTACAACGGATGCAAGGGTACGCGTCAACCGCGCCTCTAGATTGTGCGCCTGCTGCTCCTGAATGATCTTGGTGTATGCCGCGTGGTCGGACCAGTCGCTCTCAAACGCCGCGATGACTTTCTTCTGCTCCTCGCTGAGTTCGTAATCCTTGATTTCGGGTGCTTCGAGCGCCGGGGTTTCTTCGACCTTGGGCGCCGTAGGCTCTTTGGATACAGGTTCCGTGGTCTTTTCAACCTTGGACGCTGTAGGCTCTTCGGATACAGGTTCCGTTGTCTCTTCGACCTTGGGCGCCGTAGGCTCTTCGGATACAGGTTCCGTTGTCTCTTCAACCTTGGGCGCCGTAGGCTCTTCGGATACATGTTCCGTGGTCTCTTCAACCTTGGGCGGCGTAGGCTCTTCAACTACGGGCTCGGTAGTGGCTGTTGCTTCCGCCGCGGCATCCGAGAATGCTTTGGTGAACTCGTCTTCCTCGGTGGTTGCGGTCTGGCTGTCTATTGTAGCATTCGGGTCCATGATGTTGTCCTATGTGGTTGTGTTATTACCTAGTGGTGCCGAGTTCAGTAGCCTTGAGATACGCCCGGTACGCGCCCTGGGTGGTCTCGAACTCGTCGCGGTTACAGCGCCCCAACTGCTGCAAGGTCTTGAATGCTAGGCTCCCAAGCAGGCGGCGCATTGCCTGTACCCCCGGCTCGTTCAATCTTCCCTGAAGCTCCGTCTCCAGTTCCCCCTCCTGCTCTCTTGTCAGCGGCACCAGTTGCATGGTCAATACCCTCCAAAATAGCTTGGTACAATTGCGTGTTCGCCGAGGCGTCGGCGGCGCGGCCTTTGGCGACGGACTCGAACGCGTTGGCGAGGATTTCCTTCACCTGAGCCCGGACCAGTTCGGCCTGGTCGGCCTGCTGTTGGTTAGCTGCCTGGGCCTGCTGCGTGAGTTTCTGCTCGACAATCGTCTCATCCTCCAGCACGTCATCTACCGGAACATCTCGAACCTCCATCCGTTTAATCAGGAGCTTGCGAGTGTTGACGTGCATGCGCTCCTCTTGAGTCATCGTAGTGGATAGATAGTCGAGGGCCTGTGCAAGGACCTCTTTGGCGATGAGACTGGTCGAGCTACGCGCGATAACCTGATAGTCACCCTTGATCGTTTCGTCCGTGTTGAACTCCATGTTCCAACTCACGAGGGCAGAAACTACGCTCTGCGTGAACTGATCGAAATTGCGCAGGGTGTCACGGATTGGTAGCGCCGCGGCGCCAAGTAGCATAGACGCACCGCCGGTAGTACGCAGCGCCTCGGAACCGCCCTGGGATAGGTCGCCGATGGCCGGTGGCGGCAGGTTCGACTCCATGTCGCCGAAGGACATAAACAGGTTGATGACGGAAATCAGTTCAGCGATATGCGCATCGGCACTGATTGACCTCACCGCCGGAATACCTGCCTCAGCGCCGGACCCCTCTCGGTGCCATATCTTGCGCGCATGGACGGCGGAACTCTGCCCCGGTCTCAGCAACTCGTCGTTCACCTCCAACATCGGCCCGCACGTGACGCTGGCGTTGTCCAGCAGCATGCGCGAACTCTCGCAGATCGAAAGCTGCGTGTCGCGCAGCACGTCGGGCAGGCCCCCGCCGAGCAGGCTGGAATCGTCATCCTCGAACACAAACACATGGTCCGGCCGAATCTCGGTATCGTACGGGTTGAGCACGGCCTTGATGATCGTCTGGTCGATAGCCCACACGTTGGCCTCGACCTCCTCGGACATCTTGCCCTCGGGCACGTCCACCCCGGCGGCGACCAGGTCATGTGCGGAAACGGATCCCCACCACTCGATCAGTTCGTACTTGCGCCCAGACAAATCGGAAATGTTGGCCCTGTCCTTGGACGAAGAGCGCAGGTCCGCCTCCCAGTGCCGCTCCCTGAAATTCCCCTTTGGGTTGTTCTTCAGCCAGGAAAGAATCTCGCTACCTAAGTAGTCCGGGCGGTCCGCGAGTTTGCGTACTTGGCTGCGGTTCATCACATGCCGGCGGAAGAACCCGTCCTGCGTGTCACGCGTCTTGGCCGATAGGTCAGGGTAATACTCCCATAACGGCATGTTCTCAAAGTATGGCTTATGGCCGTCCACCTCCGTGGCGGTGTAGACGGCGGTGGACGGATCGCGCCGCCACTTGCGAGTCTTGTCGACCCGCACCAGCGGACCGACCAGGACACCGGCGTTGAAGATGATCGCGGACAGCATCACTTGGCGCGCTCGGCTCACATAGTCAATCTCCGCCAGTTGATCTCTGATCGTCAGCATCATCCGCTCGGCGCGTTCCTTGGCTCGCACCATGATAGCCTTCTCGATCTCCTCGTTGCTCAGGTCGGGCACGGCTCCGGTCTGCGGGTCCCTACGCTCGGCCTGGAGCGCGTTGAGCACCTCCTGGGTGTCCGCAGTGGATAGGTCCGGCTGTGGACTCGGCTTGACCGAGTAGTTCTCTTCCGTCTGTGGGAATGCAATCTGCATTAACCTGGCGAGGGTGCCGACAACCTTGGTGCGCGTGTACTTCGGGTATGCGGAGGACTGATCGGCTGGGATCCTGGCCGCGGCATCGGGGTCGTACTGCCCCTTGAACTGTCGCAGGTTCTTGAGCCATTTGTCCTCAAGTTGCTTGCGATCATTCTCATACTCACCGAATCGACGGTAAAACGCGGCGCCAAAACGCTGCAGTCGGTCCTGGTCGCGTGGCAGGGTCAAGCTGGGTGCGTCCATCAATATCGCCTCATGGAATAGACCCCGGCCCTCGGGTCGTTTGCAATTTGTCCGGCGGCCCGGCGCTCACGCGCCATCCGGTCACTATCCCTCTCGAAGTACATGGCTCCGTATTCACCTGCCTCGGCGATATGCGAATACTCGTTCTTGTTTGGTTCGGCCGCGGCAACGCCGGCCTTGTTGATCTTGTAGTGATATCCGCCCTTCATGGCGCGGATGAAGTGCTTACAGTTCGGGCTCACCAAGAACCCCGGCCCCATCTCGGTGAGGCGCGACAGGTAAGTTTCGACGGCCCCTTGGCGGTCGACCTGATTGTTGGAGTACGCCGGCTTGATCTTGATCCGGGCCTGCCTGAAAATGTCGGCGACGGATTTCTCGTCCGTCTGCGCGCGGCCGGTCACCGCTGGGTCCGCGCTTACGACGATGTCAAACCCGTCGTACTTGTTGCGCAGCACCGGGTTTAGTTTCTGCGCGATGAAGCGCTTGGCGCCCATGTCAAAATCATAGACCTCGTCCAGGATGAGCAGACGCCCATGCGAATCCAACTGCATTAGGAGCGCGGCGGGGGTGAGCCCAGCGTCGTACCCAATCACGAGTTTGAGCTTCTTGTTCGGGACGAGTATGTGGTCGGCGACGTGGAGGCGTGGGTTGAACATCGAGAACACGGGCTTGCCGGACTTCGCCGTACCGTACTCGCCGCGGATGTAGACCTTGACATACTCGTCCGGCTTACCCTTCGCCAGGTTCTCATAGTAGCCCGGCTCCAGGTGCTCGACGTTCTCCGCTTCGGGGGACAACCCGCTGGGTTGCTTGTACCCTTCCCATGCCTTCACGTCTGGTGGGAGCGGAAATCCTGTCGCTGGGTCATTGCCCTCGATGATGTGATACCAGTAGGTCTCCTCGTCGGGTGGGTTCGTGTCTGCGATAATCCCGAACCAGGCGGAGCCACCGTTGCGAACGCTGGGATAACGCCCGATCCGCCCATCGACCCCTTCCACAATGGCCTGAATGATCTCGCGGGACTCGTTGAACCACGCGCCTGTAAGTTCAAGCGATAGGAGGTTCTTCACGTCGGCCTCGTCGTCCAGCGCGCGGAACAGGATCTCCGCGCGGATGTCGCCGGTCTCGATGAAGAAGGTCTTACCAGTCTCTTTCCAATACCCGATTGACCCGTTCGGGAACCAGTCGAGCCATGACTTCAGCGTCGTATCACGCAACTGCGGTAGGGTGTTGCGTATGATGGCCCACCGGGATCGGCGAAACCCATCAGGCCCGACCTTCTGCATCGCACAGCGGCGGGCTACCTCGATGATGGCGCCCGAGGATTTCCCTGAGCCGAATGGACCCATGAGCACGCGCCGACGCGCGTCCGATTGCATGAACCGGGCGATGGTCGGCGGGGCTTTGTAGTCGATCTGCATCGAGCGTGGGACGCCTTAACGGGCGGTGTGATTGCTCTGGGGGGCGTACTGCTTCATCCAGTCCCGGCGTAGACCATGCTCAATCACCCACCGAACGCGGCATTCGTAGCCGAGGTTGTTGCGTATGTGCAGACTCTCCCCAGGGAGTAGTGGCTTGGATCCGGTGCTCGGGCCTTCTTCATGAATTTCGCGGGGGTGTGGTTCCCTAACGGCAACGTCAGTGACCAGCCGGGTAACTTGGTCCTTGATTGCTTCGACTAGGACCGCGGTGCCCTCTGGGTCATTCTCCGTCAGGGCATCGAGGAAGTTGTATATCAGGACTACACGTTGTTTTGGTGTCATACGAGTTCTCCGTCTATGGTGATAGGCTCGGCGGTGATGGTCTGTTGTTGCCCGCCGAGGGTAATGTTCAACACAAAGCCACCACCGGTGGGGCCGGTGGCCTGCTTGGGCTCCAGGTCTCCGACCTTGGCCAGCCATTGGAGGATGCGTAGCCGGTCCTCGGCGTGGATGTTTTCTTTGGTTGCGTCGTCGTATAGGTGCGGCAGCAGGGCCTCGGCCAACATACGGGCCTTCTGCCTGAACGTCATTCCCTCGGACTGGACTTCCTTCTGGAGGCGCGTTGTCGCTTGCTGGAACAGGGGGGATTGCGACAGCGCCGCGGCCTCCGCCTCGGTGTAGCCGTAGCGTTTGAACACCTCGACGGGCGGCTCCGTCCCGAGGGCCAGTTCCCAGGCTAAGCGGGGGTCGAAAGCGACTCTGGCTGGGTTGGTTGGCGCGTCGAAGTGTCCGGCGGGCGGCAGCGGATCGACCTCGATGGACGCAAATAGGGCGTCGACCGAAGTGTCCGTGGCGGCAAGTTGAGGAAGCATGGGAGGATTATAGCGCAGCTGTGAGGGGGTGTCAACAGGTTTCGTACGATAAGTTTACATTTTATTGGGTTTTTGCGCGGAAGTTTACAAATTGCGGTCTACTTCCGCGCCTTCTCCAGGCGTTTCGCCAGTGAAGCGGCCATGCGTGCGCTTGTAGCTTGCGCCGCGGTCTCTCTGGATTCTTGGCGGGCCTGCTTTACCCATGCCTTCATCTCCTCCAACTGGCGCCTAGCCTCTTGGCGTTCAGCAGCTGTGATGTGATTTTTCATGGTGCGCCCTTGCAGCGCCCGGTACGCAACCCCAAAACACCCACAAGATAGCGCGGTGCCGGTGCGCAACTGGTCTGACCGCACTGCAACCTCTGCCCCACATTCACACCTGCAGGAGTAGGAGGCGTTGCGTGAATGGTCGGACGGAAGTTTACATAAGACCGTAAGTTTCCCAAAAATTTTTCCGGGCATTTCGTCTAGTCGGGGGGTTGGCATGGCTGTGTCGCGGTGAGGGGGTAGTGTAATTCTACGCGGAAATGTGTGGCGGTGGAAGGGGTATAGCATGTGGGGGATCAAAAATAAGGCATCCGTCACCGCGAGGGGGGAACCCTAATGCGCACAACTCCGCAACCCCCCATCCCCACCCCCTCACATCCGCGCATTTCGGCAATCTGACCCCTTGACCGCCTCACACCCCGACCCCTTGACCGCCCCGCAGTTTGGCGGTATGACAGTCCGGCTGCCCGACCG